GAATGTTTCTGCGGCTACCTTTTTGGCACCTTGTGCGGGGATCAACCCCGCAAAAGCTTGGGCCAGTGTTTCGGCCCTCGCCTCTATTGCTTCTATATACTGCTCAATGTCGGTCGTGTTCATGATACATCCCTTTGAACGGTGGAAAGTTTAGACTAAACTTCCCCGACCGAACCCCCGACCCGAATTGTGAAACAGCTAGTTACTATGGTACACAGTGAATCTCGCCGTAGGGCGGTCAATAGTCAACGGCCTAATGTAACAGAATTGTAACAGAATTGTAACAGCCAGAACCCTACAAACGCCGAACCCCCGTACCCCGCCCCCCCCAGGAAACGGCGCGGCGCACACCATCACATATAAGACGGTTTTGCGCGTCCTAGAGGTCTTCCATCAAACTTACTTCGTGTTCACCTATAGCAATAACACATCTGGCTAAGTTGTACCAACGCTTGCAGTCAGTAGACTCACCTCTACTAATAAAATAGTCATCTAGGATGTCGGCGGGAGACTGCCCTTTGACCTGCAATTTGTTTTTGCCAAACGGCTCTAGGTAGTCGGGATAAAGTTCCAGGTATCTTTGGATTGATTGTTTGTCTGATAAGTACTTAGATCCAAATGTTCCTCGAGCGACTCTGTTTTTTAGTCTGTGCACCCTGTACGACTCGATTGCTTTACGGATAACACGTTCTTCTTCGTCGGTTACCTTGAACTTAGGTAAGACATTATCGCAGGTGTCGTCTTCGTTTTCGTGGTACATCTAGATTCTATCTAGTCTTAGTTAGCTATGGTTTTAGAATAGTACTAGACCAGTCTAGTACTATCTAGTACTATAGAAAGGGGGTGAAAAAGGTCTAGGCTTTAGGGGGGTACCCCACCCCTAGTGATTTGAGGGAAAGGCACCCCCCTCTTTTTCGGGCAGAAAAATTTTCATATTTTTTGAAAATGGATATTGCCACAATCACAGAGCGACTTGATACTCTGCCTCCTGAGGAGCAGGTAGAGATTCTTGCGTTACTTGATGAGTTGGCTAGTGCCCGGGGTCGTGTTGCGGCTCATGAAGACTTCTTGGACTTTGTCAAACAAGTCTGGCCTGCGTTTATTGAGGGTAACCACCACAGGATTATGGCGGATGCGTTTAATCGTATTGCCAAGGGTGAGCTCAAGCGTTTAATCATCAACATGCCGCCCAGACATACAAAGTCTGAGTTTGCATCTCATCTGTTCCCTGCGTGGTATCTGGGCAAGTTTCCTGATCGTAAGGTTATCCAGACAGCGCACACCGCAGAACTAGCCGTGGGCTTTGGTCGTAAGGTCCGTAACCTGGTCGGGTCTAAAGACTATGAAGCCATTTTTCCTGACGTTGCGTTAAGCACAGACTCCAAAGCCGCTGGGCGTTGGAATACCAATAGAGGGGGTGATTATTTCGCTATCGGTGTCGGTGGTGCGGTAACAGGTAAAGGTGCCGACATCTTGATTGTAGATGACCCGCACTCAGAGCAGGAAGCTGCACTTAACGACCCTGCGGTCTACAACAAAACCTACGAGTGGTATACATCTGGGCCTCGCCAGAGGCTACAACCTGGTGGTGCTATTTGTCTGGTCATGACCCGATGGTCTAAAAAAGACTTGACGGGCAATATCATCAAAGCCTCAATCGAACGAGGCGGAAGCGATGAATGGGAAGTTATTGAGCTGCCAGCAATTCTTCCGAGTGGCAAACCCCTATGGCCTGGATTCTGGCCGATTGACCAACTCGAGTCGCTTAAAGCAGAGCTTCCTGTTAGCAAGTGGAGTGCTCAGTACCAACAGAATCCAACGTCAGAAGAATCTGCAATCATCAAGCGTGAGTGGTGGAAAGAATGGACGTACAAAGATCCGCCACCTTGTGATTTTATTATCCAGTCGTGGGACACTGCGTTCCTAGCAAAAGAGACTGCCGATTACAGCGCATGTACAACGTGGGGCGTTTTTTATACCGAAGACGGCGAAGCACGTATTATTTTGCTCGATGCGCTACAGGAACGGCTAGAGTTTCCTGATCTGAAAAAACGAGCATATGATATGTATCAGGAGTATGAGCCTGATGCATTTATCGTAGAAGCTAAAGCCGCAGGAACACCACTGATCTTTGAGCTACGAAGAATTGGTATTCCTGTATCTGAATACTCCCCGGGTAGGGGCAGAGACAAAGTTGCTCGGGTCAACGCAGTTTCAGATTTGTTTTTTAGTGGTCATGTCTATGCGCCAAAGACCAGATGGGCTGAAGAGGTTATGGAACAATTTGCATCGTTTCCGTTTGGCGACCATGACGACCTAGTTGATTCTTCTACACAAGCTCTTATGCGGTTTAGGCAAGGCGGATTTGTTCAGATGAAATCCGATTTTCCTATGGACGAATTATTGCCTATGCGTAAGGCTGACTATTATTGACTTATTATGAGTTTGTCGTCATTGTGTTCTAGATCGTTCACGAAACAGGCAAGCTCGCAAAGAGATGGTGCATGGCTATAGATAAGCCTTTGAATGGCCTGCTTAGTCAAGACGACTTTGAGATGGGACCGGACGGACTTCTCATCGCAGAAGAGGAGGATAGTCTTGGCGAGTCACTGGTCACAGAATTAGATGACGGCGGGGTGCTTGTCGATTTTGATCCTTTGGCAGAACTATTTTCTGCCCAAGATCAATTTGATTCTAACCTGGCTGAGTTCGTTGACGAGCAAGACCTCAACGAGCTTGCAAACGATTGTATTGCAAAGTTTGAGTCTGACAGGACTAGTCGATCTGACTGGGAAGAGACGTACAAACAAGGGCTTGATCAGCTGGGCCTGGAAATGGAGGAGAGGACTACACCATGGGCGGGAGCTTGCGGTGTGTTCCATCCGATGCTATCCGAAGCAGTTGTCAGGTTTCAAAGCCAGACGATCCAGGAAATTATGCCAGCTAAGGGTCCGGTACGGACTCAATGTTGGGGCGTGGTCACAGATGACCGTATTAAACAGGCGCACCGTGTTCAAGAATATATGAACTACCAGCTTCTCGAGGTCATGACCGAATATCGGTCTGAAACCGAGAAGCTTCTGTTTAGCCTGCCGTTAGCAGGTAGTGCGTTCAGAAAGATCTACTTTGATCCGTCATTGGGCAGGCCGACTTCCATGTTCGTGCCTGCAGAGGATTTTGTGGTTGCATACCACGAATCGGATCTGGATCAGGCAGAACGTTACACCCATGTCATGAACCGTAGCAGCAACCAAGTCAGGAAGCTGCAAGTAAATGGTTTTTACCGAGACGTAGAGCTACAGACATCTCATGTTGAAGACAATCCAATTACTGAGAAGTACAATGAAATCGGTGGCGTCCGCCCTTCGTGGGAGGATAGCGAAAGACACCAGTTGCTTGAAATGCACTGCGTTTTGGACTTGCCGGGTTTCGAAGATCCTGACGGGGTCGCGCTGCCGTATGTAATTACGATAGACAAGGCGAGCTCAACAGTTCTTTCTATCTATCGGAACTGGGAAGAAGACGATCCGAACAGGCTGAAGAAACAACACTTCGTGCACTACGGATATGTTCCCGGTATTGGGTTTTACAACCTTGGCTTGATTCACATGATTGGTGGACTGGCTAAATCTGCGACCAGCTTGCTTAGGCAGTTGGTAGACGCAGGAACGTTGTCGAACTTGCCCGGGGGGCTTAAAACCCGTGGGCTGCGGATCAAAGGCGACGACACGCCGATCATGCCTGGTGAGTTCAGGGATGTTGATGTTCCGGGCGGTGTAATCCGCGACAACATTACGTTCTTGCCGTACAAGGAACCCTCTTCGGTTCTTTATCAGTTGTTGGGCAACATCGTAGATGAAGGCAGGCGGTTCGCGTCTATGGCCGATATGAAGGTCGCAGACATGAACCAGAATGCTCCGGTCGGAACTACGCTCGCTATTATGGAGCGAGCAATGAAGGTTCAGTCAGCAATTCAGGCAAGAATTCATGCGAGCCTCAAGCAGGAGTACAAAATCCTAGCAGGGATCATCCGGGACTACACATCTCCTTCGTATCCATACGAAACAGAAGAAGGCGAAGAAATCAAAGCAGAAGACTTTGATGATCGCGTTGATGTAATCCCCGTATCTGACCCGAACGCTAGCACGATGTCCCAACGCATTATGCAGTACCAAGCTGCAATGCAGTTGGCACAACAGTCTCCTGGCCTGTACGACATGCCACTACTCCACAGACAGATGATGGAGCTTATCGGCATTCCGAACGCAGATAAGATTGTACCTATGCCTGACGAGATTGTACCGACAGATCCCGTCAGCGAAAACGAAGATCTGTTGACCATGAAGCCTGTTAAGGCGTTCGAGTATCAAGACCATGAAGCGCATATGAAAGTGCACATGGTCCTCAAAAATGATCCACAGATCAAAGAGCAGATGCAAAACAACAAGATGGGTGGGCCAATGGCCGCTGCTCTTGATGCTCATATTAGAGAACACCTTGCATTTATCTTCCGATCTCAGATCGAAGAAGAGCTTGGTTACGAGCTGCCACCTACAAATCAACCTCTTCCGGCAGATATCGAAAAAAGACTCAGTGGTCTTGTTGCAGAAGCCGCCGATCAGATGCTTGGCAAAAAACAAGCACGAGCCAAGGCACAACAAGACGCCAAAATGCAGAAAGATCCTATTGTGCAGCAGCGTGAAAAGGAGCTCCAGATCCGTCAACAGGACGTACAGCGCAAGGCGCAAGCGGATCAGGGCAAACTACAACTCGAACAGCAGAAACTTTTCGCCAAACAGCAGTCTGATATGGCTAAAAATCAACTGGAACGAGAAAAGATTGCAGTTGAGCAAGGTCAGTTTGAAACCGAAACAGAACTTGAGATAGCAAAGCTTGGTTTAGAAGAGGCTCATATCGAAACTCAACAAGAGATCGATGGGATCAAACTTGGTATTGATATAGCAAGGACAGAAACAAATGAGTGATGACGCATTGTCTTTGCTCAGAAAAAAAATTAGGCAACAGATGAATGATTTAGCTGATCATTTAGCTGTTGGTGCGGCAAAAGACATAGAAGAATACCGTAAAATTACGGGTATGATTGAAGGTCTAGCCTGGTCAGAACGAGAAATTATTGACCTTGAAGAAAAACTGATGGACCTATAATGCCTGCAAAGAAAAAGCCCAAGAAAAAAACAAAGTCTCGAGTCAATGAAGCTGGTAATTACACAAAGCCAGCCATGAGGAAGAGGCTGTTTAGTAAAATCAAGGCTGGATCTAAGGGCGGAAAGGCTGGTCAGTGGTCTGCTCGCAAGGCTCAGATGCTTGCAAAAGAGTACAAGGCAAAAGGCGGAGGCTACAAGAAGTAATATGGCACTCAAAAAAAGCCAAAAAAGTCTAAAAAAGTGGACCAAACAAAAATGGCGGACAGGTAGTGGAAAAAAATCGTCCGAAACTGGAGAGGTCTACGCGCCAGAAGCAAAAATTAAGAAATTGAAGTCAACCGCCGCAGGCAGGAAAAAGCTTGCTGCCGCAAACAAAAAGAAACGAGCAGCTACGAAAGCAGGAAAGCAGCACGCTCGTCACGGCTTACACAAAAAACGTGGCCGCACAAAGAAAAAGTAGTTCGTAGGACGCAACGCTCATTCGGAGCGCAACATTACAACGAGAGGAAGCATGGCTACGCTCGCAAAAGAAGTATTGAAGGAAATGGTAACTCCCCAAGAGGAGCCAGAAGAAGAACATCCCCGGACTGCATCGCAATTACCTGACCCTAAAGGTTACAAATTGCTGATCGCCCTTCCCGAAGTGGAAGAGGTTACCGAGGGCGGGATCATCAAGTCCCACCAATCCCAAGAAAACGAGGCAATTTCTACTGTTGTAGGCTTTGTACTCAAGGCTGGTCCTGACGCCTACTCAAGTTTTACGAGATTCCCTAGTGGCCCGTACTGTAAAGAGGGCGATTGGGTTGTATTTCGTGCTTTTAGCGGGACACGAATCAAGATTCATGGCAAAGAATTCCGCTTAATCAACGATGACACTGTAGAGGCGGTCGTAGAAGACCCCAGAGGCGTAGAAAGGGCCTAACATGAGCAACGAAACACAAGAAACTAGCCAAGAAGAGCGTTTTCTGGGTGTCAAAACAACAATTGAGCCGCCGGAAGCCTCATCTGGGCATGATGCGACCGAAGAGTTGCAAATCGAGGTCGTTGATGACAGGCCAGAAGAGGATCAAAGGAGCGCACCGCAGAACAAAAGCGATGATGACGGCACTGCTAACGACGAAGAGCTTAAACAAGTCGGCCAACGTGTCCAAAAGCGCATTAAGAAGCTCAAATGGCAGTTCCATGAGGAGCGTAGGGCCAAAGAAGCGGCAGAACGACTGTCAAACGAGGCGGTTAACTACACCCAGGGTCTTCAAACAGAAAATCAACGCCTATTAAAGCTTGTTGCGGACTCTCAAAACGCATTGTCGCAGCAAAGCCAAAGCAGAGCTGAAGCCGCTATGGCTATTGCGGAGGCAAACTTTAAAACAGCGCATGAATCTGGAGACGCAGAGCAAATAGCAGTTGCCCAGAAGGCATTAACAGATGCACAGTTGGCGAGAGCGGCAGCTCCTGCAGTGTCTCAAAAAATTATTGACAACTGGAAAAAACAGGTGCTTGCTGAAAGCCAACAGGTGGCTGCACAGCAACAGCAGCAGTATCAACCTGAACCTATTCAGCCGGACCCGCAGGCGTTAGAGTGGCAGGAACGCAACCCATGGTTTGGTGTTGACCCAGAAATGACAAGTTTTGCCTATGGTGTACATGAACGACTAGTAGGCAGTGAAGGTATTGACCCTACAAGTGAAGAGTACTATCAATTAATAGATTCTCGTATGAAAGAAGTCTTTCCTACGCATTTCGGTTCAAGCAATGAGCGCACCAATAACTCCGCCGTTGTTGTTGAAACCGCACAACCTCGAAAAGCAAAGCCCGTGGTAGCACCGGCTTCCAGAAATACTGGAGCAAGGCCACGCACAGTAAAACTTACTGAAACTCAGGTGAGACTCGCGAAACGCCTGGGCCTTACAAACGAGCAATATGCAAAGCAGCTCATGAAGGAGATGGCATAATGTCAGAAGAACGCGCACCACGGGAACCAAGAGCACTGGACAGTCGCGAAAGCGAAGCCCGTCCAATGACATGGGAGCCTGCTTCAATCCTTCCCGATCCAGCTCCGCAAGATGGCTGGGTGTTTAGATGGATACGAACGTCAATGGTTGGCAACTCCGATAACACAAACGTGTCAAAACGTTTTCGTGAGGGTTGGGAACCTGTTCGTGCCGAAGATCATCCAGAGCTCCAGATTATGAGCGACCACAAGTCGGAGTGGGGTGCAAAGGGAGGAATCGAGGTTGGGGGACTGCTTCTTTGCAAAGCACCTCAAGAGGTGGTTGAGCAAAGGCGAGCATATTACAGGCGACATGCCGATGCTCAGATGCAAGCAGTTGACAACAACTATATGCGCGAGAACGATCCCAGGATGCCTGTTCTCGCACCAGATCGAAAAACTCGTGTGGCGTTTGGCAGAAGCTAAACCACACTAACAACACTTTATACTTAGGAACACCGAAATGGCTACTTCAGCTTCACCATATGGTGCGCGGCCTATCGGTACTCTTAGTGCTTCGGGATCATGGACCGCAAAGGTCCGCCACCTCCCGATTGCTAGTGGGTACGGGACCGCCATCTTTAATGGTGATTTCGTGAAGATCGTTGCGGATGGTGACATTGAG